AAAGGTCATACAGTTCAGGAGTTAATTCATCCTTGAGGATAGGAACAACAAGCTTGCGTTCCTTTGTATTGAAATATGCGGTAGGAACATTTTTATGTTCAACAATCAGGTTTTCTGTCGCCAGAAGTTTAGCGAGTTGAGTTTTGGATTCTTGAGTTGTTAACATTTTGATATCTCTCTATTGAAGATAAGACATTATCTCACAAAACAAACCATTTGTCAATAGCAAACCTGATTATTGTTTTTTATGCAACAGCACTTATCACAATGACATTACCAGCTTCGTCAACTTTTAGGTCAAAGTTTATTTCTGTACCTTCTCCCCAACCAAGTTCTTGCAACATTTCTTCTGGAAATTCTATGTATACATCTCCACTGCCGTCGTTACAATCTTTTACTGTTGTGGTATATACTTTTGGATTATCCATTTGCGACCTTTTGTCTTAGTTCTTCATAAAACTCTAAGTCTTTTTTCCACCTTGACATAACAACCCATTTCTTTACGATTTCTTCAAGTTCAGTCAATGCTTCGCTTTGTTGTTCTACGTTTGTTGTGTTTTCCATAATATTTTCCTTAATGATAAAAGTCGCTTCGATCTGGCATAACAATCATTTTCTCTTTTTTCTTTTTACCCATAATCTCAATCATTTCTACAAAGTCATCGATTTCCTCCTGTGACATTTCTTCAAGCATTTCTCCCATTTCTTCAAGCAGAATAAGTTCTTCATCTGTGAAGTTCTCAAGTTCACTCAAATTTAAGTCCAACATATCCGTTGTTCCTCTCATCATAAATTGTAGATAAACGATTTCTTGCAAGTTCAAATGTTTCGGGAACAATCTCTGCTCCAGACCATTTTCTGCTGGCATAAACACATGCTTCTGCGGTACTACCCGATCCCATGAATGGATCAAAGATTAATTCACCAGGATTTGTGTATGCATCAATAAAATGATTCAATAATCCGGTAGGATAGTTGTCAACATAGGTTTTATATGGTTTGACAGGATGTTCTAACACATCAGGAATAGCAAGGTCGCTAAATTCCTCCCGAGAAAACTGTTTTCCGGGGCGCTTGAAGGTTAAAACGAAGGAGTAGTTAAAACGATATAGATTAGCTGCCTTTGATCTTACCCATATTTTTTGACTTTTATGTACCCAGCCCAATTCTTCCATTGTTTGGGTCACAAAGGTGTGCTTTTTGATGATTTTTCCACCGGATTTTCGGTCTCGGAGGACAATTGTAACGACATTGTTGATTGGTTTGAGTTTAGAGAAGGTGTCATACATCAAATTTTCCCATTTTCTCATAGTTTCATCTGGATTTTCACCAATTTCATCAAAATCCGGGGGTGATGTAATGACATAGTGATACTGGAGACCCCGATCTAGGGTCTTTAAGCAATCTTCATTATATAAAACACATTCATCCACAGGTGCGAACATCAATTTTCTCCTTATGCTTCACTTTTCGGGTATATCGTACATCAATTTTGTGTTTTTGTGGGGCAGGAATGGGTGTACGACAAATTGGCTTCGGTATTTTCACAAGTATCTTCATTTTATCGCCTCATTCTGGCCATATCTTTTGCTTCGGTATCATTAAAAACAGGAACAGCGTTAGATTTATGCAAAGTACCAACACCTAGCATTTTGTCGCCAGTATATTGTGTAACTTTATCTTTTTTATTCCAGTTTGCAACCTGTACGCCAGTGTCTACTGAAGGATATTGCTTAGGATTTCGTTCGGCAGGGATAACAAGCTTAGGCATTTTGTTGCTAGTTTTGAAAGTTGTTTTTGTTATCTTAGTAACTTTCGGTGAAGTACCAATACCAACTTTACGGCACCATGCATCATACTCAGCTTGTTGCACCTTTGTCAACTTCTTCGGTTTTGATTTGCGAATGTAGCCATAAACTATCATAATGATATCTCCACTCAATGAGACTATATTATATCAATCTATGAACGAATTGTCAAGGACTATTTTGTTTCAATATTTGTAATGACGATCATCATCTTCATGGCGGTTTTCATATTCCCATTGTCTTAGCTTTTTCTTAATTTCGCCATGTTCTTTAAATTTGCGTTTCTTTCTTGAGTTTTTTGCAAATTCAAAATCGTCACCGTAATCATTATTTTTACGGAATTTACCAGCAAACTTAGTCATTTGATTTTATGAACTCCATTATTTCATTAGTAGGAACTTGATGCCTTTCATTTTACCTTCAGGCGAGGTTTCTTTGTCTCCATTTTTGGATATAAAGATTATTTCGGAATAAGGATAGCACATTTGTACTATTTTGAGTAATTGACATGCAGTACCGTCAGTATCATTATACATGAAAACTTCATCTACAAATTTTAAGTGTCTGACGATCTCTGATCGAGAGTGATAGTTTTGAATAAAGCCTTTATCATACTTTGTTAGATATATGTCGGAGTGTACACCGATGATTAACCAATCGCCTTTTGCTTTAGCTTTTTTTAAAAAATCGATATCGGATAATTCTATAGGATCAAACGCACCAATTGTCACTATTATTTTTTCTTTTCTTAACTTCATGGTAACATGTTAGGAAAACACTCCTTGACAAAATTATAAGTTAGTCCTTTTACACCCAAGTCTTTTTTCATTATTCCTATAATTACTTCAGCCTCTCTTGGTTCTAAAGATTCTAAGAGTTGAATCAGTAATTCATTTTTTCTTTCTACATTCAAGTTTTGTGCAGTTGGGTGTCCTTCCTGAAACAAGTAAATTCTTCTAAGTTCTGTTCCAAGATGGGCAAAAGAGACTCCAGGTAAAGTATCAGGAACTCTATAACTATCTGGTACTTCTTTTACTGTCCATTTATAATCAGGATGAAACGCATATTCTAATACCTTTACAAAAGTAGGAGAAAGATTTTGCTCTATTATTTTTTTTCTATCTGCTTTTGTTTTAGCTTCCTCAAACTCATCAAATATTTCATATATATTTTTCATTAAAATTCCTCAATTACATCCATCAAGTTTTTAAGTCTATATTCAATAAAGTAATTTAATAACTTACTTCTTGGGGCTGGTTTTGTTTCTTCATAAGTATTTATGATTTTTTCTTTTATATCGCCTGGTATAAGTCTCAGATCAATCAATAGTTGATTTCTAGTAAAGCCAGTATTTGCAGTGGATTCATATTCACTGTAATGTTCAGCCAAAAACTTTTCAAGTTTGCCTTTTGTGATAGGTGTCTGACGTTTATCTAAAACGAAACAATCCGAAGGTGACAGTATATTAGGAATACCATCGCCTTTGTCACCTTTGATGATTTTTTCTTTGAGATCAATTGCCGGATTTTCAGAAATAACAAATTTCTTCATTGCAGGATTATACTGCTTCACTTTGTATTTACCGTTTGCATTATATGCTTGAAGTTGAAGAAAATCACCATCACTGGAGATAATAAGAATATCTTCATGCATAATATGACGAGGTACAAGTGTGCCAATGATATCGTCGGCTTCGGCACCATCAACATCAATTACTTTGTATGGAAAGTTTTCTTTGAGTTCTGCTTTTAGTTTAGATAGAATATCAAATATGAGGTGCCAATCGAGATCAGACTTTTCTCTGGCTTTTTTACGCCCAGCCTTGTAGAAAGGAAAAATAGATTTACGCCAATAATTACGATTGTCGCAACAAAGCACTATCTCGCCATACTCTTTAAACTTGTTGGTATGAGTTCTTAGAACATTTAATACCAGATGACGAATAAGACCTTCTTCAAGCTTGACATTTTTTTGTGATGCGAGTTGTGCCATAATGCCAGATAGCAAAACTTGATTTAGATCAATTAGTATCATGATAACACTCTATAGTTAGGAAACTACAGTCTACTCTATTTCTTTCAGTTTGTCAAACATATTTTGGATGAAATCACTGGAGGTAGTTGTTTTTTTAGCAACTAATCCATAAAAGTCGCAGTTTATAACTCTAGAAATATATTCCAAAGGTTCAATCAGGATAGCTTCAAACAGATCAGGATCTATAGGATGTCCTTCATTATCCTGTTTGAATAGTACTATATGATACATATTTCCCAGATCACATCTATCGACATCTTCTCCTGGTATTTTATATTTTGCTGCCTCGACCTTTACCATATCTTCTTCTGGTCCAGGCATAAAAAATACTGCATCAAACCGATCATTCTTCAGTTCTCTCAGAAATTCTAGCATTGTACGCCTTAATATGTGATTTTCTAACTCTTACCATTATCCATGTGTTGTAATAGTCATTGCTTTCCATTACACCACGAACAAACTGCTCTTTTGCTTCCAAATATCCACATTCGCCTTTTGATTTGCACAAATGCAATATCTGACGGGAGAAATTTTCTTTCCCGTGTAGTATAACATCATTTTGCAGTTCTGCGTTAGAACCATAGTAAGTTTGCCAATCACTAGCTACTTTCACTTTTTTCTTTTTACCTTTGACTTGTTTGGTTTTGGCAGAATAGAAAAATTTCTTGCCTATGTATTTTCTTTTATTCGTCAGATTTATGATCTCGTAGACGAACCCGTAATTATCACCAATCAAGTCTTCCGTAAAATCTTCGTTATTATATTTCCAATTTAATTCCATTCTTCATCATCTTCAGAGTCCTCATCTTCTATATATTCTTCTTCAATTTCTTCGATGAGTTCTCCGCAGAATGGGCAATGCTCTGGATATTCTTGAGACACAAATTCCTCTGTATAGTTGATTTGATAGGATGATTCGCAGCTATGACATTCTGCTGTTATTGTTTTATCGTTCATTTGATTTCCTTAGTGTGCCCAAACATCACCCCAATCGCCAGCTAGAGCACCTTTTGCATAGTCTGTTGCTCTGTTTTCAAAGAAGTTGGTGTGTGTTGGTGCATTAATCATTTCTTCTACCCAAGGTAGAGGATTTCTTTTGACTTTATTGATACCTTTTAGACCAAGAGAAATTAATCTTCGATCTGCAATATATCGAATGTACATCTTTACATCATTTGCAGATAAGCCTTCAATACCTCCAGTGTTAAATGCAAGGTCAATAAACTTATCTTCAAGTTCAACCATTGTTTCTGCAATTTTATAAATTTGAGACTTCAAGTGATCGTTCCATATTTCTTTATTTTCTTCAACATAAGTACGGAATAATTTAATCATAGACTCAGCATGTTGCGTTTCATCTACAATTGACCACGTAACAATCTGACCCATACCTTTCATCTTACCTTGGCGTGGGAAGTTAAGTAGCATGATAAAGGAACTGAATAATTGCATCCCTTCGGTGAAAGCAGAGAATACTGCAATATTAGTAGCAGTAGTAATAGCATTGCTATTCTGTGAGCTAATATCAAGGATGTAATTATGTTTTTCACGCATAGCCTCATATTCTAAAAATTCATTGTATGTAGTTTCAGGTAAGCCTAGTGTTTCAATTAAATGTGAATATGCGGCAATATGCAATGCTTCTCTTGCAGCAAAGCCTGCTAACATCATTCTTACTTCAGGCTGAGGGAAATAAGGTAGGTAATTATTAACATAGCCACCTGCAACATCAATGTCACCCTGAGTAAAAAATCTGAATATATGAGTGAGAAAGTTTTTCTCAGAATCAGTAAGTTTCTTTTTCCAATCCTTAACATCCTCAAGCATCGGGACTTCAGTGTGTAACCAGTGTGATTGTTCATGTTTTAACCAAGCTTCGTATGCCCAAGGGTAATTAAAAGGTTTAAAGTAATTTCTATTTTCTGTTAGTTTTTGTTGTGATGCTTTTTTGATCATTTATTTTTGTCCTCTATTCGTACATTATTGTTTCTGTGTCGCCCAAGCTCCATTTTGGATTTTGTTCAACGACATATTTCTTTGTGCAAACTTTAAAGTCTGGAAACTTTAGTTGCTTTGGATTACTTGCTGCATCCAAGAATAAACAACGGTTGTTTGGTTGTGCAGCATACTGCCCATTGTCTAGTTCAATAAAATTAAAACTTTTATGATCTTCAGGCCACTCAGCATAACTCGTATCTATAATGTTCAAATCGGGTGCAGAATGATCAACAGTGAAAAGATAATTACCAGAATAAAATTGTTTATCTTTTGCATAGAACTTTGCTGTAAGATTTCTCAGAAAAGCTTTTTGTATAACAGTAAAGTCATAACTAAAACAATCCCAGATTTGCAGTGTATCTAAAGGTAAAAAAGTCTGTGTTTCAAGATTTTCCTTGCGTGATACAAACGCATGGAGAGGTAGTTTGTCATAAAGTGCGCCATAGTTCGGTAAGTAACTTTCTATTCTAAATGCTTGACCACGAATACTTTTAATTGATACCCATATACAAGGTTCATATTCCCCATGACCTTTCTCAAAGTCATAAAGAAACTCTTTACGAATATAACAATGAATCGGTGGTATGTTTGCTACTAAATGTGCCATTTTATTTTTCCATTAGCTTGTTAACAAAATTAAGCAAAAGCTTATGATGTTTACCGTCATGATATTTTCCTTTCATCCAACTATAAGAATCATACCAATGAACTTCGCTCTCGGGATGACATCCAATTATACCTATGTTGTTTTGTATAATAGCCATAGGATCACCATTCATATATCTTGCTACTGTTTCAAATTTACTTTCATCACCAGTGATTGCACAACCATCATAGAAATACATTCTTTCTAATTGATCTTCCCACAATACTTGCAAATGTTTAGCATGTGGTCGTTTTGTGTCTGTGTTTGGTCGTTTGATGTATTGTACGGCATCACAATCATCAGATAAAAAATTAAAATAATATGAGCTGGCCCAATAACCGCCCATGCATATTCCGAGATACTTACCACCTGATTGTACAAATCTGGTGATGCGATCAGTGTTATTGGCAAAGCACATATCAAACTTACTAGCATCACCAAATCCACCAGGTACACAGACCATATCAACGTCATCAAAAAAGTTGGTTTCAAGTTCATGTTTAGTGAATATTTTAAATCTATAATATGGTGTTAACGCTTTAATTATACCATTGCCCGATTGCACCGAGCAATATGGCTGATGCATGAATATAGCAATAGTTTTCATTATCCCTCACAAGCAATGCAATCATTTCCTTGTGCAATTTGTGTCATGTCTAGTTCTTTAATTACTTGTCTTTCAATTCGTTTTGATACTTTATCTGCTTTACCTATCTTTTCACTTCTGCAATAATAGAGTGTCTTTAGTCCTTTCTTCCATGCCATAAAATGAATAGCATGAATATACTTGATATGTGCATCTGGTCTAAAGAATAGATTTAGAGATTGTGCTTGATCGATATAGTTTTGTCTATCTGCTGCAAGATCAATCACCCAACGCTGATCAATTTCCATTGAAGTCTTGAATACTGCTTTTTCATTTTCGTCCAGAATATCTAAATGCTGAACTGAACCATCATTCGCA